TCCTATATATTATAATAATTTGAAATTATACACTCCTGGAGTTGACGTTACGAAAATCAAGATTAAAGTAAAAGGAGCATTATGCTAGCTTGATCAAAATCTGATCCACCATGAAAAATTAAAACACTCAAAGAGCGGTATTAACAATCAACTAAGAATTTTGAGTGTACCAAATAAAATTCATACGGATTTCTCAACAAAACAACAACACAATAACAATATGGAAAAACACAATAATAATCAAACAATTCAAAACAAAAATAAGAATAAAATACCAAGAAAGAAAAATATTCCAAAAATAAATAAACATAATAACATTAAATCGCAAATAAAATGCGCATTATGCAATAAACTAGGTCATGCTGCACAAGTATGTTATACAAATCTGCAACACAATAACACGCATATTTTAACAAATAACAAGGCAAAAAGTAATAATCAACAGCTAGCTCCGTTTTCACATAATGAACAACAACACAAAATCATCAAACACAAAAACAATAGTAGTAATAAATTTAAAGACGATCTAAAAACAGCTATAAGCCATTTTGAATCAAACAAAGATGATTATGCTAATTGTTTACTTTATCCAGAAATATTCATGGCTAGAATTCCATTTATCTGTCCTGTACCTACAGCATTAGCTAGAGCTAATTGCATTATGAGTTTTACACCAACCACTGCAGGAAGTTCATGGGGTTGTGCGTTAGTTCCCGAATTAATGTTTCAAGCAAATCTGCCAGCTAGTTATACCAATATATTCATGTATGGAGAAGGAACTGCAAGTTCATCAACCATAACTTTAGATCAACTGATAACTCCATCAGTACTATTCCCTAATGTTGCTTTTACTTCAATATCTACAGGTAGAGTAGTAGGAGCAAGCATGTCTGTAGTACAAACACAGAGAGCTATTGACAGAGCCGGTTTCGGCTTAACAGCAAGAGTATACGGCCTTACAAACTCATCAGCTGGTGGACTATACCACTTAGACAAAGCAGTTGTGAATAATTCTGTCTACAAAGAAAGTGTCAACTTCTCAAATCTTGATGAAGAATCTCTGAGAATGGTATATGCACCAGGAGATTTTTCAGATTTACATATGAAAAGCCAACACCCAATCTCTGGAGAACAAACCGACTACGGTACCTTTCCAATTATACAAACCTATGCTGAAGGCTGGACTCCTGCAGCAGGATCCATGCCAACATTTACT